TGTGTGTTGTCATCCGCGCCCAAAGCGACGAACGATGTTTCAAACACCCGGGACTCCACCCAAATCTCCGCCGGGCCCTCCAGGATCTGGCCGTTCACCTCGGCAGACGCACCCTGCTCTAAAGCCAGGATTTTCAACGGCTGCACGCCGATGGAGGCTTGCCATGGAAACCCCTCGCCCGCCAGTGCCTGCACCTCTTTGGCGGCATCCGTGACCGTGGAAAATTTACCTGCGACCACAAACGCGCCGTTTTCCTTTTTGTTGGACAAGGAATATCCAACGACAATATCCCTGGCATGTTCGCGGAAAACGGGCATGCTGGCTTTGGCCTGTATGCCGTCCACATCTATGGCCAGCTTGCCCCACCACCGGTCCACCACTGCGCCGGTATAAGCAATGATCTCAAACTCACCCGCCTTGGTTTGCCCGTCCGGGGTTTTGCGCAGCACCACCGGGGCAGACAATGTCACCTGGTTGGCCTGGGCTTGCTTCAATTCGATAATGTCACCCATTACGTGTCTCCTTATGCGTCATCGCCATCCGGCAGCACGTCGTCAAAATCATCTGCCACCGGGTCCGCCAGCAAGCCATCCCGGATCTGGGCGTTCCGCTCCTTAACTTGCTGCACATGATTGTCATCCCAGTCCGCCCCGGTCAGCTCGGCGGTTTCCCGGGCCAGCGTGGACAGGCGGCCGTCAATGCGCTCCCTGGCTGCCTTGACTTCTTTCAGCTCATCGATCTGGCCCTTGGTGGGTCCGACCCATGACCCGGCCAGATACGCCCTGCGGATGGCGGGGTCGCCAAAAAACCCAGGTGCCGGGATCCGGCCTTTGGCCACGGCCTCGTACATCCAGACCTCTCCTACCGTTTTCAAAAAATTATCCGCGATCAGCTGGCGCTCGGACAGCACATATTTCCACAGCTCCAGCAACGCGGCGCGGGCCGCAGAATAGGATTTGGTAAAATGCTTGATCAGAATCTCAAAAGGCAGCTCCAGGCCCACGCCGATCTGGCGGAGAATGGCCTGGACAAAGGTATCAAACGCCTGGTTGGGCCGGCCCGGGTTGGCTGTGGATATTTTTTCTCCGGGATCAAGCCCGACAATCATACCGTTTCCAAGCTTCATGTCTTTATCCCCGGATGACTGCCCCGCTTCATCGCCTATGTTTGAATAATCAAAATCTGTTTCGCCAGAATCCGACTCTACAAACACAGTAAAAAAGCCAGATATCACAGCCGCCATAATCTCAGCCTCTGTGTACCGGCCAAGCTGCTTCAGTGGCTCGATGACAGCTGCCAGATCCGGCACGCCTCTGGACTGCCCGGGTCTGGTGGGGTTGTAAATATGGAGCACATTCCGCAAGCCGGTCTTTGGGTTGAACGCATCCCGGACTTGCCATTCCATGGTTTTGCCTAGGGCCATGGATCCGGGGTGATGCTTGAGAAAGTGATACCGGATCGGTGCGCCGTCCGTGTCTTTTTCAATGCCGCCGGCCAGGGTTTCGGTATCCATGGCATGGTCTTTATTGCACACCCGGTCCGCCTCCACGATCTGGATTCGCAGATCATACACAGACCCCGGGCGTTTTCGCCGGGGCAGCAGCACAAACACGTCCCCATTTTCCTTTTCCTGGTGGTACACCATCCGGGTGATGGCATGTCCGTTCAGGGTCCGACCCAGGTCCACGTCCTTGGTGTCCCAGAACAACCGCCATTCCCGTTCGATCAGCCGTTCCAGTTTGGCAGCCTGTTCTTCGTCCAGGCCCAGGACGTCCCGTTGTACCTGGGAATGGAATCGCAGGCCGGTGCCGATGACATTGGTGAGCTTGGTTTTGATGGCCCCGGCCGCCAGGGGATTGTTCCGGCACAGATCCCGGGACCGCTCCCGAAGGGTGGGCAGGTCCGTGAGAATATCGGTGTCTGCGTCAGATCCTTCAGTGGCCCAGGAGGACAAAGACCGCCGGGCCTTTGACGCGCCCGTGTATCCGCCAAAAAGCTCCATTGCAATCCGATCTTTTAGGCGACGTTTCCCAGAACTTGGATTAAAATACGCAACAACTTTATCTACGGGGTTGAGTTTGACGGATCTGATTTTTTCTTTGACTTCGCGCAGATTCATGTCGGGGTTGCCCCCGTGATCCGGATGCCGCCACGGTCAAGCTTTTGGACAAGGCGGGACCATTTTTGAACGTCGTTTGACAATGCGGCCAGTTCGGCACGCTTCATGTGTCGCCCGCCGCTGGAATATTCCTGGGACGTCAGTGCTGCTTGATATGCAACAATAGCAGCATCCAACAGAGTTTGTGCTTGTGCAAGAGTGATACCGGCCATATAATCTCCTGTTTTATGGGAGAATTATACACCCGGATTTTTGAGAAAATGACCGATTCTGTCTTATTTGGGTGTTATTTGGGTGTTATTTGGGTGTTATTTGGGTGTTATTTTCCTTGACATAACTTTCAAGCTGGGACAAATTGGCCCGTTTTCTGGTGTACGCTTTGAAAAAATCTTCGAGGTTTTCTTTATGCGCGGTCCACTTGTTGTCAACAATCAACACCGGCATCCCGTCTTTGATCCATTTTGTCAGCATGTAGTCAGAGGCATTGTTCGTTTTTTTCCGATTAACAGACCGGTCATTTAACCCCCTCACTGATTATGCGTCTGCGTTTTTTGGGTTGCACTGTCTTGCCATTGGCGGATGCCTGTAAATCCAGATACGGCAGCCCGGCCCGGATCGCTGCGGCGTATGCATACACAAAACAGTTGCCAGCAATAAAACTCTTACCGTTGCGCCTGCAAATCAGGGTTCCATGTGGAACAGACGCACAATAAACCATGCCTGAATATTGTCTTCCGGATATACATGATTTTTTTTCTGCCCCATAAAGATACGCCCTCTTGGTTCTTATTTCTGATATGTGGTATTGATCATGTTTGGAGTATATGAGACGCCCCCTAATTGTTGCAGGCTTCATGTCTTCTTTTTTCTTCACCCTCACAATGGCATATTTGCCCAACTTAATAAACAATTCTTGCATATCATCTGCCAGTTGCCTGCTTGTCGTGGCATATGTTCTGTGTCCGTCCTGTGTCCAGCCATCGCCGTCTATTGCCGCGTCAACAAATCTTTTTATCACGCCTGGGCTTGCCTCTTTGATTATATTTGGTACTTTTTTGTTCAGATGCCCTTTGCCACACTCAATAGAAACATAGTCATAAAGCTGTTTGGATGTGATAGTAAAAGAAACGCCTGAGTCATATCTAAATTTCCACGGCAACCTTTCCAACAGGGTTTTTATTTTGTCAGAATGCAGACCGGGTATTTGGGATATTTGGACCCTGTGGGACACGCCATTTTTTGGTTTTTTAGATTCTGTACAACTGCCCTCTGAGACATACCATCCCAAAAATTCGGCAAAATCGCCAATATCAATATTCCTGCCATTGTCATAAAACACATCTCTTTTTTTCTTTAAACGGGCGACATATTTTTTAGCGTCAGTTTCGACTGTAAATGTTTTCCCGTTTCTTTTTCCGCTGATGTTTACATACGCCCTAAATGTTCCGCTTTTTGTTTCATGGTAGTTTTTAGATTTTATGAGTTGCTCGTTTTCAGTCATTGGCAAACAAACGCTTTCTCTCTCACTGCCAGCCCAATTCGATCTCATCTTGATTGCCATATGTGGTTTTACGTCTTTTGCCAAAACAACATGATCGCCCGAGTCCCATGTCTTCTTTCCATTGACGGCCAATACCTTATTTACAACCATCCTATGGTTAGGGGTAACCTCAATGTCAAGCCTACCAGACTTGAACGTTATCAGCTCCCCATCATATCTTTTTTTGATAATTGCAAACGGATGTTGATATTCTATCTGATCGCTTTTAAGGTTTACCGTTGCTATGCAGTGATGGCTCGTGACTTGACTGAAAAACACCCATCCATCTTTTGTCAAAACGTTCCCCGGACATTGTGCCATTCCCTGACTGGATACCCCTTGACAAACCGCGTGATGAGTTTCTCGGCGGTCAACTGTTGATAGTATTCATCATCAAGGCCGATGTAAGTGTGTATCCTGCCCGGCCCCTGATCAGTCACCTTAAAGCGCCCATAAAGCGTTGATTTGGCGGTATCGGTTCCAATCGGCCACATTTCCACACCGTTTGATATTTTCTCGCCCTTCCAAGTGAGATCCTGCTTTGTGGGCATCCCGATCACAGGCTTTCCCCTGGTAGATGCGCCTTTTAATGCAAAAACCCTGGGGGCCCGGACCCGGCAATATCTCCTGACCGCCTGGGTGGTGTATCCGTCCGATGCGTCCACGCCTGCGGAAACAATATGCATTTTCACACCATCGGCCTTGACATATTCGCCATTGATGAGTTGGTCAAGCTGCGTCCAGACATCATCCTGCATGGGATCACCCCACAACTCAACGTGGTACACAAGCCATGATTCCTCCCCCTTACCCCATGCCCACACCGACACGGCCAGGCGGTCGTGCTGTACGTCAACCCCGGATGACAATATCAAGGCATCCTTGTTCACGGAAAGCGGTTGATACGGCTCCGCACGGCCTTTGATGTCCACCCAATCCGGTTGATCTCCTGATTCTTCCCATGTCTCTGCACGGCGGGTATTCACCCATACTTTCATTGACTCGGAACTGCCCTGTTTCAGCTTTTTGGCGGCCTGTAAAAACTCTGTCATGATCCGGTGCCAGGACAGCCAGCCAACCGGAGAGTAAAGGGAGTTGATTTTGAACCCGCGCTTTTTGCGGTCCGGGTATTTGTGGATGTACTTTCCACGGGCCATCATGTCCGTTTTCTGCCATTCTTCGATCCGTTCATGGCAGGAAATGCACTGATACCACACATCGGTGATCTGGCCGTCATCGTCCCTGGAAAACTTTATGCCATGGTCTGCGTCCTTACCGCCGAAATCCAGGAATTGAAACTCCCCGCAATGTGGACAAGGGACATGGTACACCCCCTGGCTGGATTCCATGTACTCCCGCTCGATGTTTGATGATCCGGCGATGGTGGGGGTTGAGTTGATATAGATTTTGCGCTTGCTGCCGAACGCGTCGGTCCTGCGTCTGAACAGATCCCCCGGTGAACCTTCGGACCCGGCGTCCTGGATGAACCCATCATAATCATCCAGGATCAGATACCGGATGGAGTCGGACCGGGCAGATGCCGGGGAGTTTGACCCGGTAAATGTCCATGAACCGCCGGGGAACTCTTTGAGCAGAAGGGTGTTGCCGCTGTCCCTGGATTTGGCTTTTTTCACCACACCACGCAGGCATGGCATGGCTTTGACAGATGGTGCAATCTTCTTTTTACTGTGCCGCCGCGCCATGTCATCGGTGGGCATTGCCATCATTGCCGGGCCGGGGTAGCGGTGGGCGATGGCAAACAAGAAGTTGTTTCCCACTTCCGTTGCCCCGATTTGTGTTCCTTTGACAAAGACCACTTCTTCCGTCGGGCTTTGTGGTGACAGCTCCATCAGGATCTCTTCAACATACGGGGTACGGCTGGACCGGTATCGGCCTGGTTCAACAGATGATTCTTTGGGCAGGCGGCGGTAGGTGTTGGACCATTTGACAAAATCGATGAATGGGTCCGGCTTGACGCCTTTGTGGAGGGCTTTTATGTGGGATGTGATTGTCATTTAGTCAACTCAGACCACTTCACCCCGTCATGTCTTACCGGGTCTTGGCCGGTGAAGTCTGCCCACCGATGGACAGAAACATCCACATAAACAGGACTGATTTCTATTGCCCGGCATTTTCGGTTGAGTTGCTCGCAAGCGATGATGGTTGTGCCAGAACCGGAAAAAGGTTCATACACCAACTCGCTGTCATGGTTTCGGATCGGCCTTGCCATGCACTCAACCGGCTTTTGAGTGCTGTGGCCTGTTTCGGACTTGCGGGGCTTATCTATTTGCCAAAGCGTTGTCTGTTTCCGGTCTCCCGCCCAATGACCAATTTCTCCTTTACGGACAGCATAAAAACAAGACTCATGTTGCGGATGGTAATGTCCTTGACTGATAACAAGGACGCTTTTCGCCCATACGATTTCGGCCCTAATCCCAAATCCAGCACCCAACAAAGAACATGCGACAGCGTGCTGTGTCTTCATTGCGTGCCATACATATGCTACGTCTCCAGAAAACAATGCCCACGCCTCTGACCAATCTGCGTTATTATCGTTCTCAACCTTACCAACCGCCCTATCTCCAACCTTGTTACCATCTGCCCTTAATGATTTGTTGCGCCAATCAGCGTCATACTCCACGCCATACGGCGGGTCTGTTACCATTAACAGTGGCTTTTCTGTCTGCAAGACCCGCGCCACATCCTCCGGCTTCGTACTATCCCCACACAAAATCCGATGCTCCCCAAGCGACCACATATCCCCGGGCCGTGTGACAGCATTTTCCGGCACATCCAGCACACTATCTTCATCGCTCAAACCACCACCAATTTTGTCAAAATCAAAATCATCCAGACAAAACCCGGTCAAATCAATGGCATAATCCTGATCCAGCAGCTCCCGGATTTCCTGTTCAAGCAACTCCTGATCCCACTCCGCCAGCTCTCCGGTCCGGTTATCTGCAATCCGATATGCCTTGACCTGTTCCGGCGTCAGGTGACTTGCCACCACCACCGGGCAGTCCGACAGCCCCAGGTGTTTGGCGGCCAGCCATCTTGTATGACCCACAATGATCACCCCGGCTTTGTCCACGACGATGGGCTGTTGCCAGCCGTATTCCTGGATTGATT